ACCATCGGCAACAGTTCGATCTTGATGGTCGCATCCTGCGGCGTGATATTGATTGTCCGGGACGACACCACCACATTGTCGGTACGTTGCGAACCGCCAGTCGGCGTGTATTTCACCTGCGCCGGATTCCACAAACCATAGAAACTGTCCAGATATCTGCGCCATACGAGACTGGCAGCGTCATCCGCTAACGCCTCCACCTGTTTCGCAGACAACACAATCGACTTCGCTTGGAACCTCGGCGTGTCATACATATTCGCCCAACGCTCCGCTGTTTGCTGCGCACCCGGCTCCAACACCCCGAAGTTCTCCGTCGTATCGTCCCAACGGATCGCCACCGTCGAATACTGGACATTACGTCCACCGTACCGCTGAACCGACTCGGCACTCTCATAGGTTTTAGTTTCAGTTGCAGCGCCACCGTATTGCAGCGGGTCGTTGCGAGTTATTTGTGCCGAGTTCACGACATCGTCCATGTTGTAGCCACGGTCAAGTGTTGTGAACGGCAACTCGGTGCCGGTCGGGTTCTCGGAGAACACAAAGTCTTGACGGTAAAACTCTGGGACTTTCGACCCGTCATATACGCTCACGTTGTAAACGATCCGATCCGGAAACGCTCCGACAGCAGGAAAGAAATCCGACCAAGACGAGAAACAGACAGCCGGGTTGATCGGCAAGATCGAACTGTTCAACAAATCAGCCACCGTATAGCCGTCATACCCAACGAACTCGATGATCGGCTCAATTGTTTGCACATCGATGCCTTGCACCTGCCAGACAATGTTATCAACACCCAAAAAGGGAGCCTTCACCTGTTCAAAAATGGTCGATCCGGTCACCGGCTCCACGTAACCATCCAACAGATACCTGATACCAAGATTCTGCCTAAAAACATATTGCAACGGGTCGAGGTTCAGGAATTCGACTTTAGATCGGGCAGCCAACGTCAACGGATCGACAGCAGAAATCTGCACTGTCGAGTTCCGTCCGTCGTCCGTCAAAGTGAAATCGGACACGAAACCAAAAAACACATCCTCATAATATGAGTCGTTGACCAGAGCACGAATCTCCAACGCATACGAATACACATTGAGATCGGAATAAGTGCCGCCATTCAATGGGGTGAACGCTCCGTCGTTGTTATCCAGTTGGATCGTTGCAGAGCCGCCCCCCATCTGGCCGACCGGGACTGTCTGTTTGATGGTTGCGCCCATCGTCCGATCAGTCAGATCAACGTTGTAATCAAACTGTCGGAGCCGAACCTGCCAGTCGGTTGTGATGCTCACCGGCCACGCACCCCGGACAACGTTGGGACAGTCAGCCCGCCGTGACGTTTCGAGTACGAGTTCAATGCTCGGACAACGTCGTCGCCGTTCGAGCCGACCGGCATGTTGACTGTGATGTTGGTGGTGCCGCTACCTACGCTGTCCATCCTGTCGAGTGGGATGATCGCTTCGGCTCCGGCCTCGCCGACCAGCCCGATGGTGGGTTGGGTGACGATACCGCCGGTGGCGAATGGCACGAAATCAAAGGTAGAGGGCATTTTGAAATCAGGCACACCAAATGACGAATAGTTGGTGGTGAAATCGACCGGGATCGAATAACCACCGAGATCGACAACGCTGTTGATCAGTTCGATGGCTCGGTCAAGATCGCCGGTGTCGATCTCCAGTTTGATGACCTCGAAGAACGCATCTGGCAGATCTTCTCGGGCGTCACGGAATGTGCGCAACGCCTCATACGCCTCGATCTGTGCCTCTTGCCATGCGTCGCTGCCCTCGGTCACAGAGGCCAGTTTTTTGGCGATCTCTTCTAGATCTTCTACAAACTCGTCGCTGGCTTGTTGTTGGTCTAGCGACTCGAAGAACTTGTCTAGCCGGGTGGTTGCAGTTTCGATCCCCTCGTTCAACGGGTCGAATGCCACATCTACCCGGCCGAGGGTGGTTTCCAGTTTGTCACCCTCATCTCTGGCTTTGCTCATCGATTTCTCAAAACGCCCGAGAGGCTCCCGGATACCCTCAACTTCGTTGTCAAAAATATCGAGTTCTTTTTTGACGTTTCTAGTCGATGTCTCGAAACGGCCTAGCGGTTCACGTGCCTCTTCCACCGCATCGGCGAAGATCGTGAACTCATCTTTCGATTTTTTGACTTTCTCGGCTGCCTCTTCGGCTTCGTCCCCTAGATGGCCGATCTCCGGGATGTCAACACCCGGTATTTTGTTCAACAGCCCGATGATGCTGTTGATTCCGTCGATGATCTTGTTGATCACCCATTTGATGCCGTCCCATGCCAGTTCAAATGCCAGCCTGAGTCCGTCGATTGCGAGACCGATGATGTCGAACTTCTTTTGCAGGACGACAAATATCGCTATCAGTGCAGCGACTGCGACGATGATAAGCCCGATCGGGTTGGCGCTGAGGGCGGCGTTGAATAGCCACGTGACCGCTTTCGCTATAGTGGTCGCTGCTGTGTAAACCTTCATCGCTATGTTAACCGCAACGATCGCCGCAGCGACGCCACCCAAAGCGATCCCTAACCCGATGACCACATTGGTGTGATCGGCCATAAACTGGAACAGGCCGATGATCACCGGGATCACCGTCTCGACCAACGGCAACAATGCCATGCCGATCTGCTCTGACATTTGAGAGAATCCGACTTTCATCTTGTCGGTCGAATTCGCTGTTGCCTCTGCGGTGCCACCAACCTGTGTCTCGATGGCACCTAGGATCATGTCTTGAGCCTCGAGCAGTTTGCCGGACTCCACCAGAGTTTTGATTTTTTCTTTCTCTTGGTCAGTGAAAGTGACACCGGATCGGGCGAGCGCAGAGATGCCCTTGATCGGGTCGTTCAGTGCTTTACCGAGTTGTTTGGCGTTGTCGGTTGCAGAGCCGAACCCGGCGGCCGCCATGTCAACTGTCAACTGTGTCGCACGGTCGAAAGCACCGCCAACCTCATCGGCGGATTTGGCGATATCGCCGAATGTCAGCAGCAACGCTTGCGATTCTTTGATCTGGTTCTGGTCTACACCGGTCAGACGTGCTGTTGCCTCTGCCTGTTTGACCAGTTTGTCTGCCACTGCGTCGCTGGCATCGCCGAACAGCCCCATCGAGTCAGCGATCTGTCTGATCCGTGCGTTAGAGGTGGCGGCCTGTTCGCCTGCGGCGACGAACTTGGCGCCGGCGGCACCGAGCGCAGCGAGACCGGCGACAGCGGGCACGAACGACTTCTGCATCGCATAAGTGAACTTCTGGCCTTTGGTCTCCAACCGGGAGAACTCGGACACCATTTTGTCGATGCCACGAGAGAATCCTCTGGAGTCTGCGTTGATCAGGACATTGATCACAGATGACTTGGCCATCAGTAAAGCCTATACTCTCTGATCAGCGCTGACAGCCTTTTCTCGTAGATGTCCACCACCTCGCTGCGCCGTTTGTCGAGGGCGTCATATAGGAACGGCTGCGGGCTGATGTTGTGAGAAGGCCAGCCGAAATGGATCACCCCTGCATATGGCACCCGTTTCCGGCCTGCCCTGACCCGTGCCGACTTTTGGGTGCCCGATGCTCGCAGTGTTGAAGCCAACTGCCCGGTGCGTACCGGTACCAGCCCGGCCGCTGTCTGTTTGACCTTTTCGGCCGCTTCGGCGTTCATCTCTTTGAGCGCACCCTTAGCGGCGTCTTTGTCAAGGTCTTTGCCGAGCCGGTTCACAGACCGTCTGATGTCTTTGATCCCGTCGATCCTGACCGGTTTTGTTTCGCTCATCTGCGGGCTGCCCTTTGTTGTGCTTTCGCTTGGTCTTCTAACACTAGCAAGATCGCACGTAGCATCCGGGTGTCGGCTGCGAGGTATTGGGGCGCTATACCGGTGGCCACTGCTGCTGCGGCCACCAGATATGTCACGCTGTCTCGTCTAAAGGGGCGGCGGACTCGTCGACGATCTCAACGGCAGCGACCGTGTCGAGCCATGTGTCGAATGGTTTCGGCTGTTTGCCTGCGTATTTTGAGGCGCACCAGCCGAGCCAGTAGACATGCTCCATTTTGAGGTCTTGTGAGAACGCCTTGCCGATACCGGTTTTGTGTTGACGTTCGAACTCGACCTGTACCTTTGGCGTGACCGGGTATGTCCCGGTTTCGCCGTCGTCGGTGGTTACGGTGATCTTCAGATCGATCATGGGTAGTTACTCCTTGGAGTTGATCAGGATGTTGCTGTGGTGATTGCGCCGGACACTGGCCACGTGACCGATGCCGATGCGAGGTCGCCGACTGCGCCGCTAAGCAACGGCCATTCGGTGACAAGCACCGTGGCGCTGAATTGCGGATTGGTCGCTGAGGTGGTCTCGTTCACTGGTTTGATCGTGACAGCGGTGGTGCTACCGATCAGTGGTGAGATGGTGGCGTGAACCTCTGATGCTGCGAAATCCTCATGGAAATCGAGCGAGAGGCTGTGGTCGCCGAGACCTGCGATGCGGGTCACTGCGGTGTCGCCGAATGCCGTGGTTGCTACCTCGGCGTAGTTTTCGGTCAGGGTTACTGATGCGATGTGGTCAGATAGATCGACCCCACCGATCGTGATTTCCGGGTTGGTGATGACGAACTTGGCCACGAGCCTCAGTCCTCCTCTTGGTCAGCCACCTCGCCTTTGACGGCTGGTGGGGTTTTGTTTGCTATTGGTTGCAGATGGCCGCCATCGATCAGATGTTGGATGTCTGCGCCGGCGAGTTGGTCAGCGGTGACTTTGTCGCCGGGGTTGTGCCCGCACACTTTGTGTGTGCCGGTGATCTCGTATTTTATGTTGCTCATGCGTGCACCGTGATGTTGAAATCTATCGCTAGATAGGTGGCGTCTGCCTGTTGAAGCATCCGTATGTTCCCTGCAGAGTTTACGATACTCGTTTGTGCGACGCCACCTAGCGTCCGGTCGGCTTCGATTGCTGCTCTGACTGATGACGCTCCGTCGTAGGCGCTATATGTGTACAGGGTTTTTTGGGCTGCTCTGTCTGATGTCCGTCCGACGATCACTGTGACGGTGAATGTCTGCTGGACGTTGCCACCGGCGAAACCGCCCCAATATTCGATGGTGTCGGGCATGACAAATGCACAGGGGATTCCGTAGGAGTCGGGAACGTGGTCGTAGACTCGCAGCCCGGTGATGGTGGCCAGTCTGGTTTCTAGCCCTGTGGCGATTTGTTGTGGTGTGGCTGGCATCAGTGGACGAGCACTTGTTCACGGCGGTATGGGGCGAGCAGGGCGATGGCTACGGGGTGCATGGCTTGGCGTAGCCGCATGATGCCGATGTCGCCGAAGCCGGCGATGCCGAGTGGTGCGTCGGCGGATTTGAAGATCGACACGGCTTGGATTTGTGCTGCTTGTTCGACGGGGAGTGGCAGGTAGTGATCGATGGCGTCGGGGTTTGCCCATCCCCATCGAGCGGTGATTTGGATGACGGCTTGGCCGTAGTCGCTTGGCCATTCTCTGGCGTCGATTGCTCGGATTCGGGTATATGGCCAGTTTTGGCCGCCGGTTTTGCCGTTGAGCGGTTCGAGTTGGTAGTCGCTTGCCGCCCATGTGGTTTCGAATACGCCGTCGCTGTCTTCGTCGGTTTTGACGATGAGGCCGGTGGCGGTGGAGATGTCGTCGACTTGGAGCAGCCATGGTGTGTCGGCGGTGAATACTCGTGCGGTGGCTGTGGCTTGTTGGACGAAGTGCCGGTCGCAGTAGTTTTGGATCATTTGGGTGGCGGCGTCTGCGGCGAGGGTTAGCCGGTTGTCGTCAACTGCGTCGCTGATGCCGAGGATCTCTTTGAGGTCGTCCTCGGTTACGAGTCGGTCGGTTAGATGCGCCATGGGTATAGTGTACTGTGGCGGCCGGCGGGTCGCTATCTGGTTTGAAGATTATTGTAATTGCAACAATCTTCTGATGTTGTCTAGACTTGTCAGATCTGGTAAAATAAAAATATGAGCGAAACACAGAACCAAAACACCAGCCACTACCAAGTAACCGAGACCGGCTACATCCACGCAGGCCGGGAATACACCCTCACATCAGGCCGCACTCAGCGCACCACCGGCCTCTGGGTCGGCGGCGGACTCAACAACCAAGACGGCGCACTCGAAGTCGTGTTTTGCAACCGCTGCGGTGGCCACATCGTGTGGGCAACCTCGAACCGCACAGGCAAGAAATACCGGGTCGATGTTCGCACCTCAGAGCGTGGCAACCGCTACTATGTCAAGTCGGATTTCCACCAGTGCGACGACCGAGACATCGAGACATACCACCAGTTCAAGGCCATTCATGAAGCATTCGCACGTCAGATCAATGAAGTGACCGTCGGCTGCGAGGTTGTGGTCGTCAAAGGTCGCAAGTTCCCAATCGGCACCGAAGGTGTCGCCATCTGGATCGCACCAGAGGCCGATGGCTACGGTGTCGTCAAGGTCTGCGTGAAACTCGACAACGGCGAGCGCATCTACATCAACGAGGCCAACCTCTCACGAAAGGATCACACCGAGGTTTGATCGGGTCGGCGAGCCGTCCAGCGGATATCGGCAGGCCTCCGCTGGACATCGATCTGGATGTCGACGAACCCGGTGTCGTGCAACCAATCGAACAGGTCGGATTTGTCGATGTTGGCGTAGTGCTCGCCCTCTCTCAGCCGGTTGCCATCGACAGCCGAATGCGGAGGTCTGCCCACCCCGGCAGCGGTACCGATGAACTCGCCGCCGGGTGTCAACATCTCGAACGCTGCCGCCACAATGTCGGCGGCTCTCGGTGTGTGCTCCAACATCTCGGTGGTGACGACACATTCGACCGGTTCTTCCGGTCGGTATTCGGCCGCATCGCACACGACATCGACCCCATCGCCGGGTGCGATATCGACAGCGATATAGAGGTCACAGCCGATGGTGTCTCGGGTGGTGCCGTTGACGTTGCGCCCTCCGAGGTCGATGACTGTGCCATATATTTTATTTCGGGTCTGGTAGGCCACCCACTGCATGGCTTCAGGATGCATATGCTCTGCGTCTCCTTTGGAATCGTATCCGGTCTAAGTCCATCTGTTGTTGCGCTATCCGATAGATCCGGTCTTGTTTGGCTTTGCCCCATACCGGGTGCAGATGTTCAACGATCGCATCTGGTGCGTAGACAAACGCACCCGCCTGTTTGGCCACTGTTGACCATTCGTCGTCGACGAAACAATGCCCGTATCCTTCGTGGCACAAGGTGTCTGCTCCATCCCATGAGGCTCCGTTGGTTAAGACCCATTTGCGTCTAAATATCGGGTGCACGGCGTGTTCGCCACGTCGCACCCGGCTGTTGCCGAGGTCGTTGGTTGAGATCAGACCGGCGTCGGGGTAGAGGTCGATGCTGGCCTCGACCCATCCGGGGTGGAAATGGACGTCGTCGCCGCACAGCATGATCCATGGTGAGTCCGTCAACCGATAGCCGAGGTTGGCTTTCACCGGGAATGTTTTCCTGTCTCTATCCCAATTGAGTATCACGTCGGCGTTGTGTCGTTCGAGCGCCCACAGTTGGGCGGTGTCATCTGCATCGGCCACGAACACCAACTCGGCTCGGTCGGTGCTGGCTTGCAACGATTCGATCAACGGCGCCACGTTGTGTGCTCGTTCTCTAACAGGGACGATGATAGATATTTCAGCCATCTGGCTCTATCCTGTCGAGCCTGTTGTAGATCCGTTCGTCGAGCCACATATGTTTCAGGTGGGTGGTTTTCACCCCGGTGTGTACGTGGATCGGGATGTCGAGCGCTGACGCTCTGACACAAAATGAGAGATCTTCGGAGATCCATGAGTTGGTGGTCGGGTTTTGGATCGGGCTGTACCAACTGGCTCCATATTGTGCTTCGACCTTTTCAAATGCTGACCGGTGGATCAGGACGAAAGCGCTGCCGGTCGCGGCACATCTGACCACCGAGTTCTTTTCGTAGTCATATCTGACATTAAACCCGGTCTGTTCTCCTGTCTGGTGCCAGTCGAAGATGGTGGGTGCTGGCTGGATCAAAAACCCGCCGTAGTCGTCCTGTTTTATCTCACGGTTCATGAAACAGAGACCGCCAACGATCGGTGCCTCTTCAGGGTCGGCCACCTCGAACAGCCGGTCGACTGCGTCTGGTTGGAATCCCATGTCGGTGTCTATCCACAGCAGCCAGTCGGACTGTGTGGTTTCATGGGTGAACTGTCGAGCGGTGTCGTTGCGTGCTTTGACGATCCCACCGGTGCCGTATTTTGTGGCGAGCCAGCCGCCGCCGATTACCCGCTGGTGGTGGGCGATGTCGTAGCCGACCATCGCCATCACTGACTGGTGCCAAGAATGTGACACCTCTAGCCCGTGGACGTAGGCCAGACAGATGTCACCGCTCATTGGGCTGGTCGTTTGGTGTTGCGTTTCTGGCCGGGGTTTCGGGTGGCCTGTTCGACTTCGCCGGTGTCGATCCCGATGAACAGGTTGGGGTGTAGTCTGACGATGGTGTCGTCTTGACGGTAGATGGTGCCTGCTCGGAGTCTGATGACGATTCCGTCGGCGTTGCGCACCGAGCAGTTGCTGGTGCATTGGACGTGGTGTGCCATAGGTAGTTTCTCCAGTTGGGCAGTGAAAGGGTAGTGTCCCACCCCATCGACTACCCGGCGATGGGGTGGGACTCTTCAGATCACTGGTTCTGCAGGAGGCGGAACCCGAGATCGTTGATGCTGTCAAACCCGTGGCGAGCGTAGGCGAACCAGCCACGCTGACCTGATGGGCGGTTGTTGCCGGTGGCGAACAAGTGTGGGATCAACTCGACGCTCATGCCGGCACGCTGTGCCACCAAGAAGTTCGAGAAGTCACCCACGGTGAGGATGTTCGCTGCGCCAGTGGTGCCGGTGAACTCCGGTGCATAGTCCGTGGTGCGGATTGGACGGCCGAACAACGTGCCGATGCCGCCTGCGGCGAGATCGACGGTGTAGTAGGCGCTGTCTGCTCCTGCGGCGAACGAACGGATTTCGTTCTCCACGTCGGTGTTCATGATCCATGTGGCGTTTGCACGGTAACGCTCTGGCAGGCTCTTCCATGTCTTGAGCAGGTCAACTGCACCGAATGCGCCGTCGGTTGTGACGACGACCTCGACGTTGGTGTTGGCGTCGAGTGCGGTGAAGATGCCGGTTGGCTGCGATGAGCCTGAACCGGTGATGGTCTGCTGTGCGACGAGGTCGATATATCCCTGATCGAGGAGGCGGCGCATCTCGGCAGCGAATGCCGGATAATCTGAGCCTACTTCGATCGAGTATGGGATGAAGCCACGTGCGGTGTACACCGGGACGGTCGGCTGTGCGAGCGTCGGTGAATCATCGCTGACTTCTGCTGCTTCGGCGTCGTATGACCATGACACGCCTGCGCTGCTGACGCCTTTCCATTCGTCGGTCGTGATCGTGACAACACGAGCAAGATCGAGAACTAGGGCGGCTGATGCGCCGGATGTCAGGATGATCGATGGGTCGATCAACACCGGGATGCCGAATCCACCGTCGGCGTCTGAGCCTTCGCTCATCGCACGGAACTCGTCAAGTGCACGTGCCTCTTCAGCGTTGAACGCTGGAGCGGACTGCGTGACGCCCTTCATGAAGGCCGAGCGGTATGCGTCGGTCTCCGTGAGCACCATGCGCTTGGCGATGACGCCGCCGTCGGTGAGTGCGTTCTTCGTGCGAAGAAGCGCATCGACGTGGTCGCCGTTGCGGGCTGCGAGGTGTGAGCCGTCACGGTCGAGGATGGCGAGCGCTGCGTCACGCAACTCTGACCGTGTTGCACGGGCAGGGTCGATGTCGGTAGCGGTACGCTGCATGACCTGTGGTGCGTCGAAACCTGCGGCACGCTCGGTGGCGATTTCACGGGCTGCGGCGACTCGTGCCTCACGCTCGACTGCTGCGTCACGCTTGGCGACGAGAGCCTCGACGTCGGCGAGACGCTGGTCGAGTTCGGCGTCTTCTTCTGGTGTGATTTCTTGCTGTTCGGAGAGTTCGATGACCCGGCTGCGGATTTCTTCGATCTCCTGATTCATCTTTTCGATGTTCATGATTCCCCTTTCAGGATCATATCAGGCGCAGGGCGGCTTTCGCTCTGCGTTGGTTTCGTGTACGTGCCGAGACGTGGACTGCTTCCGGGGTCTCAGGATCTGACGAGTGGCTGTCTGCCGGGTCATCAGTTGAGGCGAGCGACTCGATGTCGGTGCCTGTGGCGAGGATACGAGCAACTTCTGACCGCACCTCGGGATCTTCTAACAGGCCGAGCGCTTGGCGGCTTCGCACACCGACGCTGGTCTGTTCGTACGCTGGGAACACTACTGGTCCGACTTCGTACAGTTCGACTTCTTTGATTGTCCGCTCATCGACACCGTCGGTGCGGCTCTTGCTCCACTCTTCGTCGAGGATGCGGAACCGGAATGACATGCCGGAGATGCCGCCATCTCGGATGGCGTCTCGCACCGGTTGCACCAGCCAGTTGTCAGAGAGGCGTGCTTTGACTCGCAGCCCGTGATCGTCCTCTGAGATCGATGATATCTTGCCTAACGGGATCGACCCGATCAGCGGGTGTGACCCGTGGTCGAACTGCAATATCGGCATCCGTTGGCCAAGTGTCCGTTTGAATGCTCCGGCGGCGATCCGCTCACGGTATGCGCCCATGTGGTCTTCGATCTCTGTCCATTGGTTGAACACTGCGCCGTACCCGTCGAGCGTCAGACCGTCGTCGCTTTTGGCGACACGGAAATCGACATGCCGCACCAGCCCGTCGACCGGTCGCACTGTCTGCACGTCTTCCATCTGTTCTGTCCGTTCTGCTTTGATCTGTTCTGCTTTGCGTGCCAGCCAATCTCTGGCCGGCTGTGGGTCTAGTGGGTTGATTCCCCACAGAAAGTGTGCCACAGCGCCGGCTCCCGGCCAATCTTCATCATCACTGTCGCTGTTTTTCGATGCTTCAAGATCTATCTCATGTCGAGACCCCCATGCGTTGGCTCTGATCACTTTGTCTTCAGACATCTGGCCGGCAGCCATCTGTCGTGCTTCTCTGACTGTTTTGTCGGTGAGGCCGTCACCACCATGGCCTTCGGCTCGCAACTCTAGACCTCGGGATGCTGCGTCTCGCATATATTGAGGCGGTGTGGTGTCTACATCTGTGGCTCTTTCGCCACCGGGGTTGATACCCTCGTCGATCGACAGTGCCACCATCTGATCGATCGCTTCCTGTTTCGTCTGGTGGCACCCCATCACCTCACCGTCTTCTTTGACTGTTGCCCAACCGTCGCAGTCCGGGTTGTCTGACTCGATGAAGTAAGGCATCAAGCGCTCCCCGGTGGCTGCAACTGTACTGACACGCTGCCGGTGTGGCGTAGCAAAGTCAGATCGCCGGCGGTGACGGCGTCGATGACCGATTGCGGGTCGAATCCGCCGTCGACCAAGGTGCGCATCGTCATGGCGTCTTTCTGTTTGATCTCGGCGCTATCGAGCACGTCTTCCTGTAGGAATGACACATCTCGGTCGTCGTACCAGAGGCGTGTGGCCGGGTCTGGTGCTGGCACCAGTGTTTGCAGGGCGTCGGCGGCGGCACGCCACAGCGGGCGGATCGTGCCGTCGGCGAAACGGCGACGTGCTGCGCCGTAGTTGCCGGCGTTGAGTGCCGAACCGGCGAGACCTTCCGAGATTCCGAGGTATGAGGCGGGGACGCCGGCTGCAGCGGCGATCCGGGTTTCTCCGGCTCCTTGCACCGATTTCATGTCGAGCCGTTGGAAGTCGGCACCGACAACTTTGACATCTGCGCCGCCGCCGAGGTACATGGTGCGATATGCCTGTGCAGAGCCTCGGTGGTTCGATTCGAGCCTCGACACGAAAGTGTCAAATGCCTCTTTGGTGATCGACGGGTCGAATGACACCACCATGTTCGGTGTTGCTGCGTTACGCATGAACGAATGTTTATATCCGCTTAACTCTTGGTCGGCTTGCACATCGGTGATCACGGTGGACAGCCAAGTCCTGCCTCGGAACGGGTGCGACGGGTCAGGTAGCGGTTTGTAGTGGCACACCTCTTCCGGTAGGAAGATCTTCACATCTTGGTCGTGGTCGTCGACCACGGCGTAGCCGACCAGATGTTCTCCCCATTTGCCGCCGGTTATGGGGTCGTTGACTGATGCTGTCATCACTTTGACATGGCGAGGGTCGAGCCTCATCAGATGTGGCTCCACACCTCGGCCTTCCATCTTCACCCAATATGAGTTGCCATAGAGCGAGGCATCGACTTCCATTCGGGCGAGCAGATCGCCGGTGGTGGCGTTAGGCCATGGACGTTCTAACAGTGTCAGTGCTTCTGTGCCGAACAGGTTGCCGGGGCGGCCACCGGAATATGGCTGCCATTGGAACCTGACCTCTGCGAACACCATCATTCGTGCATGGATAGCGGCGGCCACGATCGGATTTGACTGGCCTTGGAGCGCTGTCATCTCCGGGACAGACGACACCGGCGCTATATAGCGGTGGCCGCCATAGGAGAACTGCTCGAACAGTCGCAGGTAGTCAGACCACGACATACCCGCCGAGCGGGTTTCTGTCGGTCGTAGCAGTCGGCCAAGCATCAGTCGTTCCTTTCACCGGCGACGCCAAACGCCACCATCCCAACACCTGCAACGATGAAACCGGCAGCCAGATAGATCAACGCTGCGCCGACAGATATAGCCAGCACACCGGTGATCTCCAGTGCGACCGCTGTGCTGATCTTGCGCATCTTACTCAATCGTATGCCACCCATAGTTCCGTCGGCTGTGTGGCCGAACGTCTAAATCCGGCCAATGTTGCAGCGACCAACGATGACACATCAACATCGCCAGATCTTGACCAGATCCACGAATCGCCGACCTGTCGCCGTTTCGCCGCTGCTATAGCAACCTCCAGATCAGGGTGTGACCTGACAGAGATGTTGCTACTCATCACTGAATCATAGAACGCTCCGCAGGCGAACGCCACCTCACGAGTTGAAAGTCTGACCGCCCGAACACCTGCCGCTTCCAACTGGTCAGCGAAACCGCCGGCCGGTGACAGCCCATCGAGTAGCACAGTCGCATCCCATTTTTTCGACAGGTCGATTACCCGCTCCACTAGCCAAGCGACACCCGGCCGGCTGTCGATCACCTCGATCTGGTTGTTCTCATCAGAGACAGCGATAGACGCATGTGACCTGTCGGCCGACACATCGAAAGCGAACTGCAGCCCGCCATCCGGCGCAACCGAATCGCTCACCACACGCTCCCACGCATCGAGCGGAATCACCCGCTCCGACGACCGTGTCTGCTGGTTCAACCACGACCTGCGGAACTCACCCTCGGACATCGTCTGCAAAGCATGCCGTACCACGTCCTCGGTGATCGTATGGCCTAACGCCGGCATACATGACCACCACGTCGCCGGATCATCGATCGCCATGTCAGGGTCGGCCGACCACTCGAAATATGCGATACTATCGGATTGGCCAGCCT